GTTGTCGGTCAGGCTCATCGCCCGCACCGCCTCCATGGCGCGCTGCTCGTCAGCCGACAGGGTCGCCCCGGTCGGGTTGACGGCCAGCTTCGACCAGGCCCGGGTGTAGGCCGGTGAGCTGGTGAGCAGGCACTGCCGTGCCAGCTTGCCGCCCTCGTCGAAGCGTTCGATGATCTGGGTGGCGGCCTGCCGGACGTCGTCGCTGGTGCCGCGCACCTTCTCGATCGCCGACAGGGCGCGGGCGCGCAGCTCGGCGTTGACCTCGCTAGTGTCCCGGCCGAACACCTGCACACCGCCGAGGTCCCACGGGTTGCGGAATCGGCAGTCCTCGATGCTGTCCGGTTCGAGGATGGAGTCCCGGTCGTAGTCGGCGCGGGAGCCCTGCGAGCTGCCGGCCTCGACCCGGATGCGCCGCGAGCCCATCTTGCCGGTGGCCGCGCGGACCATCGCCAGACGCTCCTCGCGCTCCATGGCCTCGATGTGGGACTTGAGGGTCTCGAACTCGGCGGCCAGGGCGCGGAACTCGGCGTCCTCGTCGTCGGTGGGGGTCTCCAGCTCGTTGATCTCCTCCATGCGGGCATGGACCTCGGAGATGCGGGCCTTGGACTGGGAGTAGGTGAGGGTCGGCGCGGTGCGCGTCTCCTCGGTGGTGTCCTCGCTCATGGCGGGGTTTCCTTTCCAGGGATGGGGTTAGCGGTGGAGCAGCCAGTCGCGTTGCCGGTTGAGCACCAGGCGGTGCGCGGTCAGCGGGCGACGGGATGCGGACGTGCGCTCACCTACCACCTCGGTGGATCGCTGCGCGTCGGTGACGGCTGCGGCGTGCTCACCTACCGGGTCGGTGGATCGCTGCGCGGCGTCGCCGTCGGCCTCGGCCAGGTCTGCGAGCAGAACAGCCGAGGCGAGCAGCTTGCGCTGCTCGGGGTCATGCAGGCGGCCCAGGTCGATCACCTTGGACCGCACCGACACCGAGGTGTCGGCGTAGGCCGGCCACGTCACCGGGCCGACCTCGGGAACTTTCAACTGGCGCAGGGTGCGCACCGGCAGCTCGTCCTCGCCGAGATCCTCGCGGATGGCGCGTTCGAGTTCGGCGGCCAGGTCGCGGTCGTCGCGGATCGGGGAGCCGTCAGCGCGGGACCAGGCCTCCTGCACCACCGAGAACCGGAAAGACATGCCGGAGACGGCGCCGGAGGAGATGGCGTCGCGGACGGGTTCGACCAGCCAGTTGTCGTGCAGGCGGGCGATGATGTGCGCGCCGCCGTCCGGGGCCAGCTCGGGGTGGGAGTCCTCGGTGGCGCTGCGCAGCTCGGCGATCGGGATCGAGCCGATCATCGGGTGCCGGCCGTGATCGAACTGGACTTTCGGCGGGGTCTCCCGAAAGGAGCGTTTCATCGCGCCGGGTGCGATCTGCTCGCGGAACCGGCCTTCCCAGGAGTCGATGACCGTGAGGCGGTTGAACACCGCGCCGTAGCCGTCGAGGGTCAGCCCGTCACCGGCGTCGCCGCTGTCGTCGCGGACCAGGGCGAAGGGTGCCTCGCGCACCGAGTCCAGCGGCGGCCGCGCCGCCCGCTCGTATGCCGTCACTCGGCACCTCCTTGAGTCGCTGCCGCCGGCGTGGTGCCCGGCGGCAGTAGTTGCACACTGGTCAGCCCGGTGTGCGTGAGCAGCCGGTAGTCGGAGGCCGAGACCGCCGAGACCACCGAGTCCGGCTCGTAACCAGCGGTAATCAAAGTTGAGATGGTTTCGGCGCGGACCTTGGCGATCTCGGCGGCGTCCTTTTCGTCCTCCCGCAGGAACGGCACATTGTCGGCGTCGTACCACAGCCGGATGTCTTCGCCGTTGCCGAACCGCGACGGCGGCTTGGGCACCACGTTCTCCAGCGACGAGGCCAGGTTCTGCCACAGCGGGTGCGCGGTCCCGTCGGCCAGCCGGCGGCGGGCCTGCCCGTAATTGCTGTAGGTCGCCGCGGCCAAACCTTCGGACAGCCCCACGATGACCGGGGGGACACCGGCGGCGGCGGCGATACGGGTCTCCCCACCGCCGCGCACATCCTTGAAGTCGATGTCCTTCAGATTCGAGCCGACCGGGGTCGCGTCGGCGCCCGGATACAGGTTCAGGTTCTTCCACGCGTTGTCCGCACCGCCGTGCTTGGCCTGCATCTCCTCGGCCCAGCGGCGCACCGCATCCGGGTCGGCCAGCGGGCTGTGCTTGATGATCATGTTGACCGTGGCGCCATTGGAGAAGAACTTCGACTGGTGGCGGGTCATGGCGTGGTCGGCCTGGATCTCCCGCAGGATCGGGGTGATCCACGACATGCCGCGGAAGGTGCCCAGCGGGTCGGGGATCGGCGCGAAGTGCACCACCTCCGAGGCTGAGAACGCCACCGCGTTGCCGGTCGTGTTGCGGCCGCCCTCGTGGTAGACGTAGCCGAGCTTGGAGAACCCGACCTGGCCGCCGTCGGGCTGGCCGGGCCGCACCATCCGCTCCCCGACCACCACATCCACCCAGTCCGGGCGCAGCCGCACGAACTCCCCGCCGATGATCGTCCAGTAGGAGTTGCCGGCCAGGTCGGCGTCCTGAATCATCCGCGACAGCATGTCCTGGGTGGTGCCGCCGGTCCACGGCCGCTCCAAGATCCCCAGCTCGGCTGAGCCGAAGGACTCCGAGGGTTTCCCGTCGCGCAGCCGCTGCCAGCGGAACCGCACCGAGGAGAACACCAGCTGGCGCACCATCATGCAGGCGAACACCACACCGTTGCTTGAATAGGCGCCGGAGGCGTAGCCGACGAACGATTCCGGGGCGACCTCCACCTGGGCGCCGCCGGCCATGGTCTGCTGCACACCGGTGGTCAAACCGCCGGCCGGGTAGCCGTAGCCGATGCCGCCGTAGGTGAACTGGTTGTACAGCGCCAGATATTCGTCGGTGGTCATCCGCTGCTGCGGGCGGCCGCGCAGACGGTCCAGCAGGCTCACCGGGACGGCCCGCCGTCAGCGAGCAGCACCGCCGCACCGCCCACCGCCGCGACCGCCAGCAGCCCGCCGGCGGTGACCAGCGCCAGCCCTGTGCCTGCCAGCACCGCGACACCGGCCACGATCAAACCGATCGCCACGGCGACCGCCGCCGAGGCGACGGTGAACACGAGCTGGGGTGCGGTCACGAGTAGAAACTCCAAACGTCGGTCGGTGGCGGGGCGGTGGCCAGCCCGTGCACGGCCAGCGTGATCGCCATCAGCTGCACGATGTCGTGCTTGTGGTCTTTGCGGTCCCACGCCCACCCGTCGGCCAGGTCCCGCATCTTCCCGGCGGTCACCGAATCGGCCAGCGGTTTGGCGCCGCGGTGGGCGATGCTGCCCTCGGTGATCTTGGCGTGCAGCCCCATCGAGGAGCGGGCCACGTCTTGAACGGTGACGTTGTCGACCTGCAGGCCCAGGGCGGTCATCTCCGGGATCAGCGAGCCCGCCGCCGAGCGGTCGTCGATCACCCAGCAGAGCGGCTTGAAGTCGTCGGTGAGCTGTTTCATGCGCGGGGCGATCCAGGTGACACCGGGCAGCGAGTCCTGCATCCCGCCGCGGGCCGCCGGGACGATACCGACGTGGATCTTGCCGTCCTCCCGGTAGCCGGCCACACCGATCGCCGCGTGAGTCTGCAGGCGGTTGACGTACAGGCCGAACGAGACCCGCCCGGAGATCGTCGACTCGGGGTCGGCCAGCTCGGCCCACATCTCCCGCGACACCAGCGGGGCGTCCTCCAGCATCGGCTGGTCGTGCCAGCCCATTCGTTCCCGGCCGAACTCGGCCGGGAGCAGGCCCTGGCGTTCGCCGTGCAGATACTCCCAGGAGATCCGCTTACCGGCCTGCGGGTTGGCGCGGGCGACCTGCTCCCAGTCGTCCATCGCGCAGCCCGGATAGCCCACCGAGTGCGGGCAGTCCTCATCGGCGCAGATGTCGCGCGGGGCGCACCACTCCAGGTAGGCCAGCTTGTCGCGCAGCTTGGAGTCGGTGGACTGGCCGCGGGTGACGATCGAGCGCAGCACCTCCGAATCGGCGCGGCACGCTGAGGAGCCGTAGATCAGCTGCGCCTCGGCGCGGGTGGACAGCGTCGGCATCAGCGAGCCCATGTGCTCCGGTTTCAAGGCGAACGCCTCATCCAGAATCACCTTGTCCCCGGACAGGCCTCGGCCACCGGAATGGGTGCGGGCCTTGAACCGGATACGTTGGCCGGCCGGGCAGGCCGGGCTCGGGGCCAGCTCGATCGCCTCCACACCGTTGCCGCGGTGGATGCCGCGGGTGGGGCCGGGCGCCAAACGTTTGGCCAGCACCGGGGTGTCCTCGATCAGGTAGGTCAGATCGCGGAACGCCTCGCGGGTGGTGTCCATCTCGTGGGCCGACCACACGATCAGCTCCTGGTCGGTGACGAACAGCCAGCCCAGGGCGGCCATCTTCATCAGCCCGGTCTTCAGGTTCTGGCGCGGGCAGATGACGGCGAACTCGAAGGCGGCCGGGCGGCGGCCGTCGGGGCCGAGGGCGAACAGGTAATCCAGGGCCAGCCGCTGCTCGGGGTCCGGGGCGAACCCGGCCAGCTCGCACAGCTCAGCCACCTCCGGGCCGAGGGTCGCGGTGTAGGGCGGGCAGTGGCTGAAGGCCGGCTCAGTGAGCACGCTTGCGGTCACGGCGCGCCTTCAGCTCGTCGATCGGGTCCACCGGTTTGGATTCCTCGGCGGGCTCCTCGGGGCCGAGGGCCTCGGCCAGCACCGACTGCAGCTGCTTGGACAGCGCGGCCACGCCGGTGTTCAGCGGTGGGGCGTTGACGATGCGGGCGGCCAGCTCCAGGGCGTGCTGCCCGGCGACGGTGTCGATCAGGTCGTGGGATTCGAGGGTGACCGTCACCGCGTCGAGCAGGCCGGTGATCTGCGGGTTCTTCGCGGCGGCTTTGGTGGCGCGTTCCCGCCGGCCGCCCTTGCGGGGTTTGGTGATCCCGGCGCGGTGCGCGCGGGCGCGGCACCGGTTCGAGCAGTAGCGGGCGTGCGGCCGGATGGAGTCGAACTCGGTCTGGCAAACGTCGCAGGGCTTGGTCATGGTGGGCGGACCTCGTTACTCGCAGTTTCAGCTACGGGAGAGAGATGAC